GCTGAAGAAAACGCCTGCCCGCGCAACTCCGCCTGCGGAAGAGGAAGAAGACGAGGAAGAGGAGGACGAGGAAGAGGAGGACGAGGAAGAGGAGGACGAGGAAGAGGAGGACGAGGAAGAACCCGAGCCCGAGCCTCCGAAGAAACAGCCTCCCAAGAAGCAGGCACCGGCTCCGCAGACCAAGAAGGCCGGCAAGGCGAAATGCCCGTACAATCATGAGTTCGGTACTGACGCCGATGAGTATGATGAGTGCGAGAAGTGTGACCTCTGGGAAGAGTGTATGGACGCTTCTGGGTGAGCATCATGGATCAGCCAATGAGGCGGAGGAGAAAAACTCCTCATGTCCCTCCTGTCGGGCAGGAACTTGATGCTCTCCGGGCGAAAAAGATCAAGGAAGTGCAGGAGCACGGCCTTGCAGCTGCTGGGAAGACTCTCTACCTCAAGTTCCTTCACAAAGGCAGCCTTACTCGTGGGGATGCGATCCATGCCTTCTGTTATGAGTGTCAGGGATATTATTCTGACGGGCGTGCGGACTGCGAGCAGGTTATGTGTCCTTTGTACGCATTTCATCCATACAGGGGTGTAAAGAGGTCAGAGCCGGTGGAGGAGGGCCCAGAGGAGTAAAATTACCTACAACCCTACTACCACCTCTCAAACACTTTGTACAACCCCTGAGAGGCCGTGAGAAGTTATTGTATGGATACCGGAGCGATTTTATGCAAAGAAAGAAGTTGAGTACACAAGTGGAAGAAAAGATTGGGAAACCTCGTCCTGTAACGCCTGAATATGATGGTTCGTCGGAACAGACAATATCAACAGGTTCTACTCTTCTTGATCTCGCTATCAGCGGAGGTCGATTTAGGCAGGGCGGAATCCCACTCGGAATACTCGTAGAAGTGTTCGGGCCATCAGGTGCCGGTAAGACGGTTCTGCTGTGTCAGATCGCAGGTTTCGTGCAACAGACCGGTGGTTCTATTATGTTCCACGATCCGGAGGCGAGACTTAATAAGCAGTTTGCGCAGATGTTCGGCCTGGATTCTGCTGAGATTGAATACAGCACGCCTGATACAGTCTCTGAAGTTTTCCGGTCTGTGCGGGAATGGATTCCGAATGGTGAAGACACAGGCGTTCCGGTCTATGGGGTATTCGCCGACTCACTCGCTGCTCTTTCCACCGACATGGAGATGGAGAAGAATGAAGGCGATAAGATGGGGATGCGTCGGGCGAAGGAGTTCTCAGAAGAGCTTCGGAAGACGTGCAGGCTGATTGCCCGCAAGGATATTTTGATGGTCTGCAGCAACCAGATTCGACAGAATATGGATGCAGGTCCGTACGGGCAGCGATATAAGAGCCCTGGAGGCGAGGCAATCGGGTTCTATGCGTCGTTGCGCCTCAGATGCGGGACACCGTCCAAGATCAAGAAGACCAAGAAGGTGAAGGGCAAGGAGCATGAGAAGACGATCGGCATCAAGGTGAATGTTGAGGTATTCAAGTCGTCTGTCTGGAAGCCTTTCCATGATGCGGAGGTGTATATCCTGTATGATTACGGGATTGATGATATCCGCGGGAACCTTCGATATCTTAAGACGACGACCGGGAGTGCTACATATCGATTCGGAGAGCATGATCTTGGGAAGTCCCTTGAGCAGGCCATTGAGAAGGTTGAAGAACAAGGTCTCGAGCAAGAACTGAAGAACGCTGTTATTGACCTCTGGAATGAGATCGAGCAGCAGTTCGTGGAGAAGAGGAAACCGAGGTTCTGAAGATGGCCCGGATTTCAACTGCGTCTGCTAAAGCAAAGGGGCGTAATCTCCAGCAGTGGGCGTGCATGAGAATCTCCGAACTTACAGGGATCCCCTGGGGTAAGGATGAGATGATTGCATCCCGAGAAGGCGGGCAGAATGGTACTGACGTTCGTTTGGTCGGTGAGGCCAGACAGAAATTCCCATTCTCGGTAGAGTGCAAGTGGCAGGAGGTATGGGCGGTTCCTGATTGGATTCGACAGGCCAAAAACAACGTGCTCCCTGGTACAGATTGGCTGTTGATCATGAAGAAGAATCGGATGCGCCCTGTTGTAGTGATGGATGCTCAGCGATTCTTTGCCTTGCTGTCTCGCGTGGAGATCAAGAATGATCACGAAGGTGCAGATCCAGAACTTCCAGAGTCATAAGGACACGACGATCAACTTCGTTCCAGGGACCAATGTTGTTATTGGTGCTTCGGATACGGGAAAGTCTGCTGTGTTCCGTGCTCTGAACTGGGCCTTTTCTAATCGGCCTCTTGGAGACGCTTTCCGGTCCGAGTGGGGTGGAGTTACCCGAGTCATCATCCACACAGCAGAAGGGGATATCGTTGAGAGAGTGAAGTCAAGTACTCGCAATGAGTATGTCCTCAATGGTGAAGTTCTTAAGGCGTTTGGGTCGGATGTCCCGGAGCAGATTATGGCCGTGTTATGCATGGATGCGGCGAACATTCAATCACAGACTGACCCAGCATTCCTTCTCGCATATACGCCCGGGGAGGCTGCCCGAATGCTCAATAAGGCAGCATCAATCGACGGGATAGATCAGTCCATCTCGCACCTGAAAAGCGTGCATGGTTCGATCGTCAATGCGATCAAGTTCAAGGAGGAGAACTTGGTCAAGTTGCGTCATGATCTAGAAAGGTACGAGAATCTCTCCGATATTGAGGAGGTTGTGGTCCAGGCCGAGGAGACTGCAGAGTTGGTGCAAGTGTTATACAGGCGTATCAACGATCTGCGCAATTTGATTTCAGGGATAGACACTATTACCTCTCAGGTGGAGAACCTTTCTCAAATACCGGTTCTCGTTGGTCTGGTCAAAGATGTCACGGAGAGATACAATTTACTGTGCGAGGCTGTTTCGTGGATGAAGCGAATCAAGCAGACGTGTAGTCGGATTGAGGAGGTTGAGTACTACTTCTGGCAGACGAAGTATGTAGACACTGCGTATGTTCTTCTTGGGGATTTGCTCGCAATTTATTCTCAATGCGAGGAACAAAGTGATCGCATTGATGAACTGACGAGACTCATTGAGAGGATTGAAGGGGCCGGCCAGAAGATCCATTCTGTGGACAGTGAGATTGAGGGTCTTGAACAGGAGTATTATGAATTAGCACCTGAATCGTGCCCGCTCTGCGGAAATGTATTAAGCAAGGAGGTGTAAACGGTAATGGAAAAGAAGAGCAGGAAGACAAAGTGGGTTGCAGATGCGATTTTGACGTCTGACCTGCATCTCACAGAGAAGACACCTGTATCGCGTGTTGATGATTACATTGAGGCGCAGATAGGGAAGTTGAAGTTTCTCCAGCAGTTGAGTGATGAGAACGCTGGGTGCCCCGTACTGTGTGCAGGGGATGTATTTGACAGATGGGATGCGCATCCCTGGGTCAGTTTACTGGCGCATACATATCTTCCGCGCCCGTTCGTAGCAATCCCCGGGCAGCATGATCTCCCGTATCATTCGTCGAATCAGTATACGAGATCTGCGTTGGCTTTGCTAGACGCGACTGACCCTAATATCTGTGTACTTCGGAAGACGAAGATGGAGTTCTCTAACTTGTTCATTGTAGGGATTCCCTTCGGAAATCTTCATGGTTCGGAACGGCTATTTGATCAAGCCTTGGTTCATACGAAGAAGAGGAAGATTGTGCTCATTCATCATCTCACATGGTCGCAGAGACCGGCGTGGAGTACGGGGCATGATTGCACTGCGAAGGAGATGTTGGATAAGTTCGGAGGGCTCTATGATCTGATTGTTACGGGAGATAATCATCAGAACTTCGTTAAGCATGGTGCCTGGCATAGGACGCATCGCCCCCTCCTTGTTAACCCAGGGAGCATGATGAGGATGTCCGCAGATCAGGCGAACTATCAGCCTTTCTGTTTCCTGTACTATGCAGATACGAACACAGTGGAACCCGTCCCATTCCCAATGAGCCGGGACGTGCATAGTGAGCGGTATATCCGTGCAAAGCAAGAGCAGAATGTTCGTATAGAGGCGTACATTGAGCGTATCAATCGTGATTGGGATAAAGGCCTGTCGTTCGAACAGAATCTGGAGACTTTCTTTGAGAAGAACCAGACGCCGACAAGTGTGAGAGGGATCATATGGCAATCTCTAGAAAAATAGGTCAGCGACTGCTAACGATCAAGGAGGAACTTGAGCGCAAGAAGTCCCGCAGATCAGAACTGCAAGGAGAATTGAACGGGTTACTTACCCGGCTCCACGACGAGTTCGATGTATCAACCGTAGAAGAGGCGAAGGCACTCATCGAGCAGCAGGAGCGAGACCTGGAGCAGGCAGAGACGTCTATTCAGCAACAGATGCGAGAGATTGAGAGGTTGATGGGGGATGGGGAGTGACTCATCTAGCCTCTCTTCGCCGGAAACTTGAGTACATGAAGGGGGAGCGAGACAGTCTGCAGAGATCCATTGCCAATACAGAGGGGCAGCTTCAGGAGCACAAGAGGAACTTGATCCGGCATGAACGTGCCCTGGAGATAGTAAAACAAGTTGGCCTTGAAACTCAACGACAACTCGAGTATCATCTGTCTGAGCAGGTGAGTCTCGCCATGGAGGCAATATTTGATGACCCGTATCAACTCAGGTTGGACTTTCAGGAGAAGAGAGGGAAGACGGAGGTCGATATCTTGTTCACTCGTAGAGACCTTGAGTTCCCTCCGCTGGGGAGTGCGGGCGGGGGGACGATTGATGTTGCCAGCCTTGCCCTTCGGATTGCATATTGGTCTATGCGACAGGACAAGAAGGTGCGCCCGTTGCTACTCTTGGATGAACCTTTCTCCCAATTAAAAGGCGTGGAGGCGAATAGGCGCGCTCTTGCTATTGTGAATGAGATCAGTCATCGGTTAGGGATGCAGATCATCATGATCAGCGATGAGAGGGTCTCGCAGACAGACATCATGAACAATGCTGATCGCGTGTTTGAAGTGAAGCAGAAAAGCGGGGTGAGTGAAGTTCAAGTCGTCGGTGCGCCTTTTACGCGCACTCGATGACTTCCCCTATTTTTGTGGATTTCGGTTCCCCGGTGATTTTTCGCTTGAAGTATGCGAGGGCGCACCGCACGTCGCAGAATATCAGCCCGTCGTGTGGGATCAGAACGACTTCCTTTTCGTTCCGGAGGTTCGGGGTTTTCATGATACAGTTCACATTTGGGACCCCAAAAAATGCCTTCTCTTCTGGGTTGATCTTGATAGGGGCTTCTTCATGTTGTAGTCCGCATTCGTCGCATAGATAGATGGTTTTTCTCATTTTGTACACCTCATAATTAAATGGTTACTGTTTGTGCAAACACGAACAGGAGGAACAGTGTGGTTACTATGACTCCGAGCAGGAATCCAAGTATAACGTGTAGGAATTTCATGCAATGGCTCCTGTAGGCCATACTCTCTTGGTCACATATCTCGAGCATCGTGCAGACTCTACTGTCCTGATGGGGCAGTCAAATCCGACCACGGAGCCGGTGAGTCTGCACAGTTGGAAATCGAATTGGGGGAAGGATTTCTCCTCCCTATGATACAGGCAGCCGTGGCAACTCACTGATCCACCGGGCCGTAATAGTTCGTGAAGTCGATCTGGATGTTATACTCATCGGAGTTGAATTTCCAGAATCCCTTCCCGTCGCATGTTTGGCATTC